AGAGATCCAGGGCGGCCGGGGGCACTTGCATCGGCGCGGTCGGCATCTCCTCCGGGGAGGTGATCCCGAACTTCTCCATCGCCCACGCCGCGAGCTTGCGGCGATCCACGTCAGGGAGTTGCCCGAACAACTGCATCGCCTGCAATGCGTCCTGGCGCTGCTGAGGGATGTTGTCCGGCTGCGTCGCGCCGCCGTCGGGGATCACGTCGAACTCGCCGGCGACCCCTGACGGATCGACGGTCCGCCACGTCCACCTGCGGTCGGGGTCCATCACCGTCGGCTCGGCGGGCACCCGGATCTTGCGCTCCCGCCACATCTGCTGATTGAGGGCAAGCCAGTGCTGAGACTCCGGCTTACACAACTCCAGTTCAAGGCGCCGCGTGTACGCCTGAATCCGCAGGCCCGCGGCAGCCTGCACCAGCTGAACCCCGGTTGCGGTCGCACTCGCGCCGCCGCCGCCCTCACTCCCGGCAACCGTGTCATCGACGCCGGTGGTCCGCTCAATGTCGCGCTGCAGGTTCGACTCCTCCTGATACCCCGAGTTCGGGATGTCCCCGACCGCAAGCTCCTCGATCAGCCCGCGGGGATCCCCGTTCACCGGGATCAAGTTCCCCGGCCCCACCTTCAACAAGGCCGGGTCCACAACCCCGTCGTTGTACGCATAGGTGGCGTGCAGCTTGAGCATCGCGTTCCACCTGCGGTCCGTGCGAAGCCAGTTCAGTTCGCGCTGCAAGTCCTCGATCGGATCGATCACCCCGACGCCGACGAAGCGGTGCTCCACCTCAATCGGCCGGTAGATGTGAAACGGCAGCCGCCAGTTCCAGAACGGGTTCTCGATCACCCGCACAACCCACCGGCGGTCCACGATCGTCACGACCGTCCGCCCGTCGTGAAGTTCCCACACCTCGTGAATGTCCTCGCGGCGATCCCCGTCACCCGTCAAGCCCTGCGCCGCACGGCGCCCCCGCCACGCATCCTGATACTTCTGCTTACCGCCCGCGCCCCTGAGGTCCTCAGCCGTCAAGGGGCAGCGATCCCACTCCCCGCTCTCGACGCGCTCAAGCACATACGCGGTGTCACGCCACGACCGGTGCATCACCTTCCTGACGGTCCGCATCGAATCGCCGTACGGATCCCAATAGAAGTCGCGGATATCCACGTCCTCGACATCCGGGTCATCCCACAACACCCTTGAGGTCGGGGCGCGAACCCACTCGCCGGTCGCGGCCTGCTTCATCTCGAACGACTGTGCTTCCTCGCGCCGCCAGTACACCTTCTGGACGCCGAGGCCGTGCTTGAGCCCGGACCGGCACGTCGTCTGCAGCTTCAGTTCGTAGTCGGCGCGCTGCTGCTGCGCATCCCCGATCAACCTCACGTTCTCGGCGTTTGCCTCAGCCTTCTCGTCCCTGGGGAGCCACAGCATCCGCGGGCGGTTGCTGATCGTGCGCGGCATGATCGTCTCAATGGTCGAGAACGTGTAAGGGATGTGGAGTTCCGCGCCGAACTCCTTGCGGCCATCATGAAGCACCCCGTCCTTGTCCCGCGGCGACGCCGACAGGTACGACTCGCGGAACCGCTTGTGCCCGAAGTACAGGCCGTCTTGATGGTCCCAGGAGTCCTCGAACTGCTTGTGCTCGCTCTCGGCCCCAGCGAACCATGCGAGCGCGCCTTCCAGCAGCTTGTCGTCTTCCGGGGTCACAGCCGCGCCTTCCTCGTTTAGACGACCGCGGGCTCCGCGATCTCATCGACAGTCACTTCGGGCTGCGCCGCGACGGGATCCACCGCGGGCGGCTCGGCACGCTTTCCGGCCGGCGCGAAAGCGTGCTGAAACACCCAGCCCGTCGTCACGAAATCCCTGACGCCACGCACCCGGCTATCCGTCTCCACCCGCAGGGGTGTGGCGACGATCGCGCCGCCCAGGCGGTAGCCGACCGCTTCGCACTCCGCAAGTGCGCGGGCAACCCCGTCACGAAAGTCCTCCTCGCTCTCGAAGTCGTCGGCCATCACCATCCACGTCCGGTCCCGCCTCGCCTGACTCACAACAGCCTCCTTCGCTTTTAGAGCCGTTTGCGGCCCTCAATGATCGCCTGCCGGTTCGCCTTCACCCAATCGCGCAAATCGACCGGCCCACCGAACTGCGTGTCATACAACGCCGGGGCCTTTGATCGCAGACTTGACTCGCGGATCTGCTGCTCCCGCGCGTCGGCGCACCCGGCGACGTGCCGCTCGAACGCGCGAAGTTCCCCGTCGTAGAACCGCGACTCGCACAAGTGGCAGCGAAACGCCACGCGCCTTGACTTGTCGCGCACCACCAACAGCGGCCTCGCCATCATCTGCCCCCTACTTGACGGGTCATGGAGTTGAACGTCTCCCCCGGCCTGCGAGCTGGGCGCACCGGCTTCTCGTCCGCAACGGCCTGGGCGATCATGTACGCCATGAGAAGGTCCGAGAAACAGTCCTGATCGGGGCCGTGCGAGCCCTTCTCGTCCTTCACGTACGTCTCAAGCTCCTCGACCGTCGCCACATCCCGCAAACCGTGCGTGCCCTCCCTGAGCGCGGCGTGCATCCCCGCCTCCATCAGCGGCTTCGTCCGCCGATCGGTAGACCAACCCAATCGGTCCTGCTGACGCTCCTTCTTGGACTCCACCGCCACCCGCGTGTACAGCCGCCGGTACCCAAGTTCCTTCCACAGCCGCTTGACGATCGGGGTGCCCCACCCGCCGGTCGTCTCGACCGCGATCCACGCCTCGTTGAAGTAGATCCCGGCAAGGAACAACTCCATCGCCACCAGATCCGGATCCTTCCTAGCGTGCCAGCGGGCGACCTGCTCGCGGGTGCGATGGTCGATCACCTGAATCGCGTGAAACGCGCGCTCCCCCGTCGTCGTGACCTCCTCATCCCCAGCAGGATCATTGGCGATGATGTACTGGCCGTCAGGGACATGCCGCTCACCGCCCTCTCCATCGGGAACGGTGTGCGCCTTGACGGGGTGCTCCCAAAGCGTCCAGAACGAATGCGACGCCGAGAACCCCGTCGCCGCAGCCGGCGTCCACAACGCCCCCGTCGGAACCTCCACGTCGCTGTACATCAACTGGCGCCGCCGCGTCCCCGAAGGAATGAGCACACCCTGCTCCGGGCCGCCGTCAGCGGGCGCCAATGCGCGGACGTGCTCGGCGCGATCCCGCGCGTGCTTCACAAACAACGCCGAGAAAACGACCTTGCCGGAGCCGATGAAAGCGTCCTGCGGCTCGTTCGGGTACTCCTGGTTGAACAGGTCAAGGTTGCCGTCGCACTTGTCCACGATCGTGAACCTGCGCCAATGCAGCTGCTCCGGGGTAGCGTCGAACCGCTCGACTAGCCGTTCCTCGTCGGCGCCCCACGGCCCCGACCCGATCGTCTCCACGAACGCCGCGCGCGCCTCGTCGTGATCGAACGGGCGCTGACACGTCTCGTCCTCCGTCCACCCGATGAACACCGGCCGGAACGCGCCCTCCCCGCGCACCGCCCTGTCCCACCTCGCCTTGAAGAAGTTGTGGCCGTTCGCGGTTGACTCCAGGACGATCATCGTCTCCGGCTCATCCGGGACCGCGTTGAACAACGCCAGCGCCTTCCGCGGGTCCGGCCAGAACCCGATCTCCGACCCATGAAGCTCCGTGATCGTCTTGCCCCTGCCGCCCTCCACCTCCCGCGCCGTGTCGATCACCAGCGACGAGTTCAATCCCAGGTCACCCGTCGCGCGGGCAGCGGCGGCGCGCTGCCCCCACACCATGTACTTCCGGCCGCCCTTCGAGTTCGCCCTAGCCGTCAGGTCGGGACGCACGATCTCCTCGTCCGGCAGGTTCACGTACATCGTGAACCCAATGTCGAACAACTCCCCCGCCGTCTCATTGTCCTGCGCCACCACCAGCACGCGGCGATTCGGCAGCTGCGTCGCGCGCTGCAACATCTTCGCCTGCACCCACGTCGAGATGCCCACCTTCCGTGACTTGAGGACGATCGCGCGCATCGGCCTCCCAGCCCGACGCTGCTCCTCAAGCACCCGGTCCAGCTTCAGCTGCGCACGGTTCGCCACCAAGGGAACAAGCTGCGCGCGCTTGTCAACGATCCGCAGGCAGTGCTCCGCGTAGAACGGGGTGTCCGTCCTCAGCCGCTCACGGATCTCAGCCTCAGACGCCACAGCTAGTTCTTCTTGCGGCGCAGCTTCCCGACCAGGCCGTTGCGCTTACGCTCCCGGTAGGCGCGGTCACGCTCGCGCTTGGCCTCACGGCGCGCCTCGTCCTCGGCGCCCGTGACGGTCTGCTCCGCCCTGGCCTTGCCCTTCGCGCCCGCATCCAAGGCGGCCTGCGCGCGCTCAAGGACCGCCGGATCCGCCGACACCACCGGCTCCCCAACCTGCGGGTCGATGATCGTCGCCACCCCAAGCGGTGTACACGACGCCTGCGGCACCCCCGCGGGCACCTGATCCTGACGGAGCGCCGGCAGCGTCTCGCCGTCCGGCACCACCAACGCCTCGCCCGTCGCAGTGCTTGAGCGCAGCGCCGTCTCCGCGCCCGCGTCCTCGATCCGCGAGTTCACCGAACCCCTAGCGCCCGTCACGTCAGCCACCACGATCACCCCTTCCCGGTCCAGAACATTGCCCGGCAGGAGTGTTCCCTACGCGCAGGACAGGGGCGCGGCGGGCCAGCCGCGATCGGAAGGGTGGGGACCCGGCCGCGACTGGCACTCACGGGACCGTGGGGAGGAGGACACCCCCGCCCGCCGCCTGCGCCCCCGAGGCACTCTCCCAGCCCCACAGGACACCACCCGATGCGACCGAAACTGTCGCATCCGCGACCCACATGCGACCGACCCGGGCTGCTAGGACGCCCAACTAGGACACGTAGAACACCGCACGTCGCATCACCTTCCTGTCCCCGGAACGACCGAAACCCCGCACCCCTGCGACGTTTTCGCGGAAGTGCGGGGCTTCGTATGTAGTGGAGGGAGCAGGATCCAGAAGCGCGAAACCACCGGCCAGCAAGCGCCAAACCGCGACGCGGTGCGACAGCGATGCGACCTAACCGGCCCTGCGCTTCTGCGGCTGCTGCGCGGCCCACGCCTCCCCGAGATCCGCCACGACCCGGTCGGCGTCCGCATGGATGTACACCCGCATCGCGAGGGCACCGCCATCCTTATGACCCATCTGCTGCGCGATCTCATACGGCGACGCCGGCCGGATCCCAGCTGGCGGCTGCGCAAGTGCGGTCCCGAAGAAATGCCGCAGTTCGTAGAAGTCAAGGCTGCCCTTCGCGCCCTGCTCCCGGGTCCGCACGTTCAGCCAATGCGACCCCGGAAGCTTCGTGGCGAACAGCCGGCGAATGGGATCCCAGTAGTAGTGGTGCGTTCGCCCGGTGTACGGCTTGCCGCGCTGCGTGCGGAACATCGGCCCCGGCTCACCGGTCGCCACGGACTCGAATGCCGCGCGGGCGCGGGGGAGCAGCACGACGCGGCGCATCGAGTCCCACTTTGGGCGCGTGACCTCCCCCGCCTTCGCGTTGTACTGCCAGTCCATGTCAATGCGGCCCGCCGCGAAGTTCACGACGTTCACGCGCGGCCACGCCTCACACGCGCTCGTGGCGCACATGAACAACTCCCCCGGCCGAAGGCCCGTCCACGCCGCCGCCTCGATCATCGCCGCGAGTTCGTCCGCGAACCCCGGCCACGACACCCGCGCGCACTCAAGCAGCACGTCAAGCTCATCCAACGACAGGATCTGAATGTCGCGCCTGCCGCGCCGCTCCGGCGTCGAGAAGTGCGCCAAAGGGTTCTCGTCAAGCAACCGCAGCTTGATCGCGTCATTCAGCATCGCGCGAACCTCCTTCACGCACGACGGCGCTGTCTTCGCCCACGCCCACACCTCATCCTCCCGCAGCCCCCGCAAGGGCCGGTCCCCAAACTCGCGGACGAACGACCTGACCCGCTCCTCGTTGTGACGCATCGTGCTCGGCGACCTGCGCGGAAACAAGTCCAGCCACCTGCCGGCCCACCCCGCGACCGTCTCATCCACCCTGCCCGCGCGCACGCGCTTGGCTTCCTCAAGCTGCCGCTTCGCCTTCCTCGCCGACCCAAGATCAGCGATCCGGTCGTGACGACA